ATAAAACCACCCTGCCTGAACCGCATTAGCGCCATAACGGTAGAGTCAACCAAGTCATCATGGCTCATAAACGGGAATCCGGCAATCTCTTCTATAACTTCTTCTGCCCAACGTGTCTGAGGCATCCATACCATACCTGACGCTACTATGTCTGCTACAGAATTAAGCCGGGCTAGTTTATCACCAGACCCTCTATGTGGCGTGTACTCACTTACAGGCAGGCCAGTACGTCGCATTTCCTGATATAGCGCGGTACCTGAGCTTTTCTTCTCAACAATGAACGAGTCGGGTTCCCATTCAGCGTATTCTTGTAGCGCGAGTTCCTTTAGCTCAGGGAACTCCATGCGCTCCTTAATAGAGTTCAGTAGTATAATGTGGTACGCACCTTCTTCGTCGTTATGAAATACACCCCACGTAGTTAGCGCGGTATAATCAGCGCGGTTATGCTTCTCGGCGGCAGCATCAAGAGACATAATGATGTATTCACACTGGGGCGGGGTTTCTTCCTCCCACCTACTCCACCACTCGCGCTTGACAAGCGCCGCTTCCTCTGCTGTGGGTTCTTGTTGGTACTGTGCGTTCCACTGAAACACAGGCATAGAAGACTTAGTACGTACCAAGGCTTCAAGGTCGAAAAACTCAGGCCATAACGGTTTCTGAGTTATTTTACCTGTTTTTTTATCCACCGTATCTAGGATTGCCGGGAACTCTACTACCTCGTATTGGTCAGCCCCCGTGTTCTGCGCCATATCTCTGGTAACTCGCCCGGTGAGATCGTCCATGTGCCATCGGGTCTGGATAATCGCCACCCTACCCCCCGGCATAAGTCGTGTTCTGGCCCCAAAAGTGAACCACTCGTAGGCTTTTTCAAACACCCCAAAGTTTCCATTGATGACATCTTGTTCGGAATGGGGATCGTCCACAAGCAGGAGGTCAGCGCCACGACCAGCAAGGGCAGAACCAATACCGCAGGCATAATACTCTCCACCGACACTCGTATTCCACCTACCAGCGGATTTACTATCGTGAGCAAGGGTTGTAGCAGGGAAAATGGACCTATATTCGTCCGTCGCGATCAGATTTCGTACTTTACGGCCAAAATCTACGGCTAAATCCGTAGTATGAGAGACCATCATAACCTTTTTATTGGGGTTTCGCCCCAAAAACCACGCCGGGAACATGATAGATACAAGCTGGGACTTACCGTGGCGCGGGGGTATGTTGACGCAGATGCGATCTTTCTTCCCTTCCGCGATATCCATAAGCATATCCGCAAGAATGCGGTGGTGTTTACCTACTATATAGTCCGATTGCATACGTTTACAGAACTCAATCAGATCGTCATAGGCAAGTTTGTTCTGTTTCCGAACTTCCAGTTCACTAACAAGCCGGTCAAGCTCCGCCACTTCCTCTGAACTGTACTCGTCGAGGTTATCCAGCATTAACTGAACCTCCTCTTCAGAGAAATCCAGAGTCATATCAGTGGTCATCCTTAATGCCTAATTCTTCGCTTACGTCAATAACATCACCGTTAATAACAACGACATCTTCCGGTTCGGGGTTAACTAGCTTAGCTAGCTTGGAACGGAGCCTAAGACGTAAGTCCTCTGTAGACTGATGAGTTATAGTAACCTCAGACTTATCTGCAAACAAACCTACATCAGATATTTTACCGAGAAGTTCCAATGCCCTTATACGTATACGTGGGTCAGGGTTATCTGTTTCAAGAACGAGCTTGTTTGTCACCATATGCCGTATCTGTACGGCACTCTCGGCAACGGACCTACCAAACTCTTCAAGTATATTCCGGGTCATCACTATAGAAGCAGGCGTTAACGTAGCTGCTTTCTTCTTCGTGACCTTCTTCGAAGCGCCTTCAGGATTTTCGGCGTACGCCAGAGCCAGCTTAGCCGCTACATCCTTGTCTTCTATAGTAGTATCGACCTCTAACCCGTGCTCGGATAGTTCGCGCACAGTATTACACGCAGCGTCTATATAGCCACGGAGGTCTTCGTGCTTTTTATCTGGAGGTATAGGAACCCCCAGTTCTGGATCGACAATAACTGTCATACACTCATCGCAGGTTATAGTAACCGTTAACTTAGTATAACACAAAAAATATGGTATACAAGGAGGTATGGGACTCCAAAGGGGGGTACTTCTATATATGGACCATCGCCACACCGAAGGTAAAATTTGCGAAGTTATTTTGGCAGAATATTTTTTGCGCCACGATCACTATGTATTCATACCTATAGCAGGGCAAGGGCCAGCAGATTTAATAGTAATAAACGGTGTAACGGCAGAAGTTATACTATTAGATGCAAAGAAAGACTGCTTTCGGCATGTAAAAGACCGCCCTGTATACCATAGAATACATAGAAAACGTACACCAATACAAAAGAAACTAGGGGTGCGTATGGCCTACGTAAATATAGACACCCGTGAGGTCCATATAGTACCTCCCTTAGAAGGCTTCGGGCAGGCCGAAATTACAAAATAGCTCTATAATCACGCAGACTAGTAATACTAGAGAACTGTGGGACTCCTTGATTTAAAGCGGGGCATGGGGGGCGGGTAGGGTCGCGCCAGATCGGTTTCCGGTGTTAGTGAGTCACTAACATTTACGCGGTTCCGCGCTGTTTAGTTTTGTTTAGCGCTATTCCATCTATTGTGTAACGCGTTAACACATGACACATTGTAATTGTCAAACGGAGGCACAACGTCACCGTGACAAACAAGGAAGACTCAACATGTCAAACGCTAAGAAGTTTAACGCCTACACTGCTATCACTGCAGACGTGAAACTCGCCAATCGCTCACTCGCCAATCGCGTACTGATCAACGATGCGTTCAAGGCGAGCGGGATAACGCCAGAGATGTTCAAGGCGATAAAAAAAGACGCCCCGGCGAACCTCGTGCACATTAACCACTTCGCGGCATTGAATGTTGCTATTATCGCATCGTTCAGCGCGGCGGATCGAAAGACGCTTAACACTCCTACCAAGGCCTTGCCAGACGGCAATGAACCGGGCCAGAAGGGCGCTGCTAAGAAGCCTGCAGCCGGTACGAAACGGAATATCCAACAGCAGATAGGTGCCAAGCGTAATGACTATATGGGTTCACTGGACACATACCTGAACGGTCCCAAGAAGAAGGGCGCAGACGATAAGACAGGCGATAAGACAGACGATAAGACAGACGATAAGACGTTCTGTCTCGAAAGCCTGAACGCAATCATCAAGCGTTTGCAAAAGGCTGAAGGCGTAGAGTTTGACGCAGTATCTGTTATCGGGTTCTGCCAGACAGCGTTAAAGACTATCGCCAAAGACTAACCAACTAGGGCGGGACACAATGTCCCGCCCGCTTTTATAAGGGAATATGTTATGGAACGATTGATTGAAATATGCGCGGCGATAATGGGCACACTGCTTATCGTTATGTCATTACAGGTTCTGATACCTGCAGGTATGTGGCTGCATCTGGCCGGTTTGGTATTCGGTACGCAATTAGTTGTCATGGCAATACGCGCCGCTCTACACCGCTAGCTACTAGGTCGGCCCTTCGGGGTCGGCCTTTTTTTGTGCCTTCATTTTGAAGCCAGTTGTTTGAGCAGCGTGGAGCCTAACACGTCACACCACGCACCCCACGTTGAAGCCAGTTGTTTGAGCAGCGGGGAGCCTGAGATGTTAGTGAGTCACTAACAATACCCATAAACCCCATCCGATGTTAGTGAGCACACTAACACGCTATTGAAGCCAGTTCTTTGAGCAGCGTGGAGCCTAACGCATTGATAAATAACGATGTTCTTTTTTAGGGGGTAGCTAACCCATTGATATCATTACAATGTAGTAAAAAAGGGGGGTAATGTAGCAAAAATAAAAGTGCTTTCGGAACATTACAGTTTCGTGCTGTTTGGTGCGCGTAGGTTGCAGGAAACTATGAGTTTTGGGTATCAGGGTTTGCAGTTTAGTTATGTTTTTTAATATGTATTGTAATGTTCTTTTTTTATAAAATTCAATGGCAACATTATGCCTCCCCCCACACACCATAACCACTTAGTCACGTAATATCTCTCACGGATATTGCCCCTCAATCTTGTCGAAAAAAGAACAAAAGAACATTACTGTAATATCAAGCACTTACGGACCACACCTCAAGAACATTACAGAACATTACAGTACAATCAACATTCCCCCACTAAACACCACACAAAGTAACGTATTAGCAAAACTTGACATACCTCGACAGAGGTGTTATACTGCTTGCAGTTATCACGATGTTAAACCCTTCAACCAAACCACGGAGAACTACAATGTACCAAGAAATAGACACATCGACCCCGGTTGTTAGTGAGTCACTAACAAATACATACGCAACCCCCGCTCCCGCGCCCACAGCGCCGTCTATCGCTTCCAGCGCGATGCTGGTCGAACTGTCCATCTCACAATGGACCGGACGCAAGAAGGACAAGAAGGCATCGGTTGATGTCACCAGCCAGAACTACGCTGCCGCAGGTGTTGCATCGGTCAGCAAGAAGCTGATGGGACAATGGGACAAGCTCGACGCGCTGCATAAGATGACAGGTAACATCCGCAACATGCACTACGCCATGACTATGCCTTGGTCGGATACCGGGTTACGGCTCGTGCCGACCGCACAGTACTTCAAGTATCACCAGCAGATGACGCAGATGCAATCCGAGTGGGAGACACTGAGCGACGACTGCATCAGGGAGTACGATTGGGAGATCAGCAGTGCACAGGCATCGCTTGGTGACTTGTTCCACCGTGATGAGTATCCGACTGTTAGTGACCTCACTAACAAGTTTGCCTTCCGGCTCTCATACATCCCGTTGCCAGAGGCAGGTGACTTCCGGGTGGACGTGGGCAACGAGGCACTCGAACAGGTCAAGTCGCATTACGAGGAATACTACTCGCGCCAGCTTAACAACGCCATGAACGACGTGTGGCAGCGCACACACAAAGCACTCAGCGCGATGTCCGACAGGCTCGACTACGCTGGGGCCGAGACCAAGAAGGTGTTCCGTGACTCGTTAGTGGACAACGTGGTGGAGATGATAGACCTGCTCGACGTGTGCAACGTGACAGGTGACAGCCAGATGTCAGCACTCAAGGACAAGCTGGACAACGCCATGCGCGGTATCACTCCATCAGCACTACGTGATGACGACTACCTGCGTGCCGAAACCAAACGCACGGTGGACGAGGCTCTCGCCGCGCTGCCGTCACTCGACTTCTAAGATAACAACCCAACAGGAGAACTAAAATGTCTAACGCACAGACCATGTACGCACTCAACCTCGACCAGATCGCCACGGCTATACGCAACGGCGGCAACAAGCGCACCATCTTGGTGCAGGGACACATGGGGACGGGCAAGTCGTCCTTGCTCAACACTCTCGCTGCGGAGTTACCCACGCACACCGCGTGCTACTTCGACTGTACCACCAAGGATTTGGGGGACATCAGCATACCTAAACTTGCTATGCTGGACGGGGATGGTTCCGACTACGTGACCTACGCCACCAACGAGGAGCTTGGCGCACACCATGAGGGACCGATCATCCTGATGATCGACGAGTACGGCAAGGCTAACCCGGCTGTGAAGAACTCAATGCTCAGGCTTATGTTGGAGCGCAAGATCGGTAGTTACGCGTTGCACCCTGACTCGTTAGTCTTCGCTACTACCAACCTCGGGGCAGAGGGAGTGGGCGACCTGCTCCCGCCTCACGCACGTAACCGCATGACTGTCGTCACGTCACGCAAACCTAATAACATCGAATGGATCGAATGGGGCATCAACAATGACATCGACCACACTTTACTTGGCTGGGCGAAAGATAACCCGCAACTCTTTGCGTCCTTTGAGGATATTAAAGACCCGGAAGAAAACCCGTACATCTATCACCCACGAGATCAGCGGGCAGCGTTTGTCACACCCCGGTCGATGGAAGCGGCCTCGGACTGGCTCAAGCAACGGGAAGCCTTCGACGACCAAACCCTAACGAGTTTACTTATGGGCACCATAGGCGCACGTGGCGCGATGGACTTGATGGCGTTTGTCAAGCTGGCGGACCAACTCCCGTCACTCGAAAGTATCAAGCAAGACCCGCACAACGCCAAGGTGCCGGACAGTGCCGCAGCCGTGTGCATGGTGGTATATCGCGCACTCGCCGCGTTGGAGAAGGAATGGCTCGACCCGTGGATGGACTACATGGTCCGGCTCGATAAGGAGGCACAGGGTATGTTCGCCAACGGTGTCCGTGCGCCCAAGTACTCCAAGCAATCAATGGTGTTCACCAACCGCAAGTTTACCGATTGGTGTGTGGAGATGAACTACATGTTCGCAGCGGACAAGAAGTAACTTGTTAGTGAGGTCACTAACAAACGGGGTGCAGTTCCACCTGCACCCCAATAACACACAGCAGAACACGTCTACGGGTGAGATACCAACCCGCTTTGGCGAATTTCACGGCGAATTTTTAATCACTAACACGTCTACGGGTGAGGTACCAACCCACCCAAACTTGACAAAACAGGCACTTTTGTCAGAAATGAAAGGAAGCAAGATGTTAGCAATAGGTAAAGAACTCAGCGTAGAGCAGCGGCTCAGTAAAGCCGTGGTCGATATCATGGGCAACCCCAAATACGTAGCCCTCGCGGGGGTGCTGATGATTGGGGACCGCACAGTGCGCGACGATATACCTACGGCCTGTACGAATGGTCGTGATGAGATGTACGGCAGGGAGTTTGTGTCAGGTCTTAAGGATGTGGAACTGAGGTTCCTTGTACTACATGAGTGTTACCATAAACTGTACCGACACCTCACCACGTGGGAGCATCTATACCGGGAAGACCCCGACCTTGCAAACCAAGCCTGTGATTACGTTATCAACTGTAAGATAACTGACGATAACAGGGATGGCTTCGCAGTCATGCCGTCGATGGGTCTGCTCGACCCCAAGTATCGCGGGTGGGACAGTGCACAGGTATATAAAGCACTCAAGGAGGATGGTGATGGGCAGGGTAACTCATCACAGCAAGGCTTCGACGAGCATGATTGGGAGGGAGCGCAGGAGTTATCCGACGACGAGCAGCGCGAGCTTGCACGTGACCTAGACGAGGCGATACGACAGGGTGCGTTGATTGCTGGCAAGATTGGGTCCGGGGGTGACCGAGACTTGGAGGAACTCCTTAAGCCACAGATTGATTGGCGTGAGGTGCTGCGGGAGTTTATCACGGCTACCTGCACGGGCAGCGACTACTCGACATGGCGGCGTCCGAACCGCCGATATATAGCAGCGGGTCACTATATGCCTAGCGGCATCACCGAGCAGGTGGGTGAGTTGGTTGTTGCTATCGACACTTCCGGGTCTATCGGGTCGCGGGAACTCACGCAGTTTCTGTCCGAGGTCAAGGGTGTCTGTGACATGGTGCACCCCGAACGTATACGCCTACTGTACTGGGATACAAAAGTGTGTGCTGACGAGACATACGCCACGGATGAACTCGAAAAACTGGTATCAAGCACAAAGCCTGTTGGCGGCGGCGGCACCGATATCGATTGTGTCCCCGAGTACATCACCAAACATAACATCCAAGCACAGGCAGTGATTGTCCTGACCGATGGATACCTTGGTGGGTCGTGGGGTACATGGTCCACACCGTTGCTATGGTGCATCCTCGACAACGAACGTGCCAAGCCTGATTGCGGCAAGACTGTAAACATCAAAGGGAGGGAGTTATGATTGAGGGGCTGGCCTGTATTGCTCTGGCTGTGTACTTCGAGGCACGGGGAGAACCTATCGCGGGGCAGCTTGCGGTAGCTCAGGTGATAACCAACCGAGTTAAACATGACCGGTACCCCAACACACCATGCGAGGTTATCAAGCAAGGTCCAACCTACCACGGGACTACACACCCCCTGAAGCACAGGTGTCAGTTTAGTTTCTATTGCGATGGTAGGCCGGAGAGAGTAACCGACATGAGTGCTTGGCGAACTGCCGAGAGAGTAGCTAGGACATCTGTGCAGACGTTGATAGATGTTACAGAAGGTGCTATATACTACCATTCCGTTGAGGTATCACCACGATGGAAGTACACGATGAACGTAACAGTCCGTATTGGACGCCACATATTTTACAAGGAAAACTGATATGCCAGAAACTACAAACGCACCCAAGGCAAGAGTGTACTCCCGCCCGATGACGGAAAGAGAGGTCATATCGTTTAAGTCAGTAGAAAATTGGGCCGAAGCCTGTTGGTGGGTGGAGCACGCGGTAAAGCGGGAGGCCGAACGGCTTATGAAGGAGGGGGAATTTGTACCTGAGTCGTTCCTCAAAGCCGAGACGTTACGTGCCGCTTGGAAGCGGATAATGCGTGGGTAATGTTAGTGAGTCACTAACAAAATATAAAGGAGAACTTGTTATGGGATATTTAGATAGCTTTGCAGCCGTACAAGATAAGTACTTAAAGACTAAGCCGGTAGTGAGTAAAAACTGGTCGGAGCATGATGACCTGCGACCGGTGGGTAACCGCCGCAGAACGGACCAACGCATTATTAAAGGAGGGGGAGATTCTAAGTACACAATCCATGGGGCGGGGGCTTCTATAACTTGGGAGCAAGACCCCCATGGAGACACACGTGACTACGTTACTATACGAAATCACGGCCAAACCGCGACAGCTACAAGTTTTCTACGTGACTACTTACCGTTAGGGGTGGCTTGGGTGCCGAGCAAAAAAATAATCCATGTTTATAATGGGGAGCCTACGTTCGACACTACCCGTGGGTGGTCACCAGAGACGAGCAAGTATTACCTACCCCCAACCTACGATGCACTGGACATCCATGAAACGCTCAAGCCCGCAACCCTTACATTCGCACGGCAAGATCATGGGGTGTGGAGCATCGCAGGTAG